ATCGTAGCTGACGGCATCCTGGAAGTGATTGACCTGAAGTATGGTAAGGGCGTTCCAGTGAGTGCCATTGAAAATACACAAATGCGACTCTACGCATTAGGTGCTTACGACGTTAACGAGTTCTTGTATGACGTTAAATCGGTCCGTATGACCATCGTTCAGCCAAGACTTGATAGTGTATCTACCGATGAAATGGCGCTTGAAGAACTGCTTGATTGGGGCGAAGAAATAAAACCAATCGCGCAACGTGCCTTTCATGGTGAAGGCGATTGTACACCTTGCGATTACTGTAACTTCTGTAAAGCTCGGCACACCTGCAGGGCGTTAGCTGATACTTGTCTTACTGCTTTTTATAAGGATGGGGGCAAGCTCAATCAATTGCTAACAGACCAGGAAGTATCTGACATCTTGGCAATGAAAGATTTAATCACAAAATGGATTAAAGGTGTTTACGACTTTGCATACGAGAAAGCATTATCCGGTGAAAAGCAATGGCCTGGATATAAATTAGTGGAAGGTACATCAAGACGTACTATCACGGATCCGGACGCTGCAGCTCAAACATTACTCGATAATGGCTACAAGGAAAAGGACATATTCAAGCCTCGAGAACTTGAAGGTATCACTAATCTGCAAAAGGTACTCGGTAAAAAGGGCGTTGCCGAATACCTAGAAGCGTATATCGACAAACCGGAAGGCAAGCCTACACTTGTTCCGGACAGCGATAAACGCCCAGCAATTAATACAGTTGAAACAATGATGAATGAATTTGATGATGAGGTATAAACATAATGAATAAAACAGTAACAGCGGTACTCGCGATTTCTGCGCTAGCTGTCAATGTGGCCGGCGCAACTAGCAACAATACGGTAGGCGGAACAAATAATACTATCTCCGCAACTTCTACAAGCTCAATGGTATCTGGTTTCCAAAATCACATTGATGCGAATAACGCGTTGGCGTTTGGTACTAATAATACTGTAACTGGTGAAAATGGGTTCGCAGGTGGTAATAATGCAACTGCAGCAGGTCGCAATAGTTTTGCATTCGGCAGTCACGCCGAAAGCTTGGTGGAATACACCATAGCGATTGGTAACCAAGCAAGAACGGCGTCCTATGATAGTGTAGCCATCGGCAATGGCGCGTTCGTATCTGGTGAATCTAGTGTGGCCTTTGGCCGTTCCAATAATGTGACTGGTGAAAACTCCGTGGCAATCGGTGCTAACAATGACACCGTAGCAGGTGGCCAGTCCGCCGTAGTAGGTTACAACAATAAAATCGGGACGCAAAAAGAACAGCTTGTATTCGGATCTAACTCCGAAACAACTGGCCAAGGTGCTCTCGTCTTTGGCACACACGCCAAAGCATTAGCTACTGATGCACTCGCATTCGGAAACAATACAATCGCGGATAAGGCAAATAGTGTTGCACTAGGAACGAATAGTGTAACAGATGATGCAGTTAATCAACTACAAGCGAAGGTAAATAATACAACATATGTATTTGCTGGTACAGATGCAACATCAGTAGTAAGCGTTGGTAGTAAAGACCGTGCAGGATATGGTGGTGTAAAACATTATGTTCGACAAATTCAGAACGTTGCTGCAGGCCGTATAGATGCATCTTCAACTGATGCGGTAAATGGATCACAGCTACATGCTGCATATGATGCCATTAATACAATGAGTGAAGATATGGATGCACACAATCGTATCTTAGCAAATCATGAGCAACGAATTGATGTACTAGAGCATCAAACACATAACGCTTTAACGAATTTAAAATCAGATATTAGCCGATTAGATGGCCGTGTAAATAAAGTAGGTGCAGGTGCGGCGGCATTAGCTGGACTACATCCTATGGAGTTTAACAAAGAAGACAAGTTCAGCGCATCTATTGCATATGGCCATTACCACAATGCCAATGCAGTGGCATTAGGCTTGTACTACAGACCTAATGAAAAAACATTGCTAGGCATTGCCGGAACTTTCGGAAGTGAAAATATGTACAACGTGAGCGCATCTTTCAAATTTGGTAAAGGTAGCGATTACGTAGCTGAAGCGAAGGATGCGCAAAGCCGTATCTCTAAACTAGAAGCATTAGTAGCGAAGCTAATGGCAGAGATTGAAAAATGACATCTGTACGGGCTATCGCAAAAGAGCTCCATGAACGGGGGCATTACCTCGACGAGCTTTACCAAATTACTATTGCCTATGCCACTAGCTTACACGTTCGCTATTGCGCAGTAGATGCTAAGTGTGAGGCGATAGAAGACTATTATAAAACTGAATTAGACCTTTCGAAATATTCTTGGGAAGAAGACGATGAGTGGATTCAACTAGATGACGAAAGGTCTGATATCGAAGACGAATTAGATAATTTATTTAACATAGTAATAGGGTTCGAACATAATTGTAACCCATTTAAGAAATAAGGAGACAGTAACATGGCTAAATTAACAACTGGTGTAGTAAGACTTTCTTATGCAAATATCGCACAACCTCGTAAAAATGATGATGGTAAAGCAAAATATAGTTCCCAAATCATTATCGATAAAACAGATAAGAAGACAATCAAAGCATTTGAACGTGCGATTGAAGAACTCAAAGCGGATCCAAAAGCAGTCGCTAAAGTAGAAGGCAAAGCCGCATACCTCAAATTGAACTTACGCGATGGCGATACTGATGAAGCAGTAGTTGACCAACCTGAAACATATGCTGGCAAATACTTCATTAACGCTAACAGTGATAAGCAACCTATCGTATTTACTCGCGACAAAATCAAAATGGATGATTTCGACATCGAAGAAGAAATCTACTCCGGTGTATACGCGCAGGTAGCACTTTCTGTGTTCGCTTATAACTTCAACGGTAAGAAGGGTGTAGGCTTTGGCCTAAACGGCATCCGTAAAGTTAAAGATGGCGAACGCCTTGGCGGTGTACATGTATCTGCTAATGACTTTGGCGACGATGATTTAGGCGACCTAGACGATGACGACGATTTAATCTAAGGAGGCACATATGGAGCTCAGTATTGATGTGGAAACCTATTGCGCCTGCCCTATTAAATATGGGGCACAGCGATACGTTGATGATACAACATTTGAAATACTGCTCTTTGCCTATAGCTTTGATAACGAACCCGTCGAAGTAATTGATATGACAAAGAATCCACTGCCCGAAAGGGTGGTGGACGCTTTGTATAATAAGGAAATTACAAAGACCGCGTTCAATGCAGCATTTGAAATGCTATGCCTAAAAAAGTACTTCCCTGATGCGGACTATACGAATTGGGAATGTACATCTGTACTTGCTTTGTACTGTAGCTTACCGGCAAGCCTCGATAATGTGTCTAAGGCTTTGAAATTAGGAGAAGCTAAGGATTCACGGGGTAAACGCCTAATTCAATTTTTCTCTGTTCCGCGTAAGCCTACTAAGACAAATCCTAAGACACGTAATATGCCTGAGGATGCGCCTGAGAAATGGGCGGAATTTATTGAGTATAACCGTCAGGATGTAGTGGTTGAAAAGGCAATTCGTAAACGCCTGCTTTCATTGAAACCACCTGCTATTGAACACGAGTATTGGCTACTTGATCAAGACATCAACTGGAGAGGTGTAAAGGTAGATATGGAACTTGTCGATGCTGCACTTGCATGCAATGGCGAAATCGTAGAAAAGGCCACCGTATCATCGGAACGGCTAACAGGGCTAGATAACCCCAATAGTACATTGCAGCTAAAGGATTGGATATCTGGACGGCTGGGCTATGAAGTCGAGACCATGCGAAAAGAGGATGTATCAAATCTACTGTCACAGGATATTCCTTCCGATGTGCGTACTGTGCTGAAGAACCGGCAAGTCCTGGGCAACTCTTCAATTAAAAAATATTTGGCCATGAAAAATGCCGTATGCTCCGATGGCCGTATCCACGGTATGCTTCAGTTCTACGGAGCTATGAGAAGCGGGCGATGGGCAGGTCGTGTAGTACAACTGCAGAACCTTCCTCGTAATTACCTAGAAGATTTAGATACAGCTCGGGACGTTCTTAAAAGTAGAGATGTAGAATTGCTAGACCTACTCTATGGAAATCCTGGTGATGTGATTAAGCAACTCATTCGTACGGCTCTTGTAGCCGAAGAAGGACACCGATTTATAGTAGCTGATTTCAGTGCTATTGAAGCCCGCGTTATCGCATGGCTCGCTCACGAGCAGTGGAGGCAGGATGTATTTGCACAAGGTGGCGACATCTACTGCGCATCCGCGTCTAGTATGTTCCACGTTCCTGTTGTAAAGCATGGGGTGAATGGGCATCTACGGCAAAAGGGTAAGGTTGCAGAACTGGCACTCGGCTATGGTGGTGGCGTAGGGGCCATGAAATCGATGGACTCAAAAGGGGAAATTCCAGAATCAGAGCTTCCTGGTATCATCGAAGCTTGGCGACGAGCTAGCCCACGTATTACAAGATTTTGGAAAGATGCAGATACTGCAGCCAAGAAAGTCGTAAAGACCGGCGAACCTGTACAAATTAGACAAGGCAACATTAAATTCTTTAAATCGAAAGGGTTTATGTTTATCGAGTTACCCTCTGGGCGTAGGCTTGCTTACGCGAGACCTAGAATAGGGCTCAATCGGTTTGGTAGTGAATCGATTGAGTATGACGGCATGGATCAGGTTAAGAATACATGGGGCAGAGTTGAAACCTACGGCGGAAAGCTCGTCGAAAACATTGTACAAGCCGTTGCAAGGGATTGCTTGGCCGCATCAATGCTAAGACTGGCAAAAGCAGGGTACAAAATTGTAGCCCACATCCACGATGAAGTGGTTATCGAAGCACCTATAGGTGAAGGCAGTTTAGATGAAGTAATAGATATTATGTGTAAACCTGAGCCCTGGAACGAGGGCCTCATATTAAACGCAGCGGGGTTTGAAAACCCGTATTATATGAAAGACTAGGAGGAAGTCATTATGATTAACAAAGAACAAATTAAACAACAACGCGAAGCCATTGATAGCTTATACGAATTAGTAAAAAACGCACCTGCTAGCGAACGTAAAGACTCCGCTATGGCGTACTGTGAAGGCTGTATTGCTGCTTGTGATTTGGGTCTTAAAGTACTCAATGGTAAGAAAACAGAAACGCATAAGGTGGAAGAACCGGTAGAAGATACCCCAGCAGCAGTAGAAGAACAAAAAAAGCCAAAACGCAAACGTACTTCTAAGAAGAAAGCCCCGGTAGAGGAAGTTCTTCCAGTTGAAGATGTCCCAGTAGTTGATGAAGAAGACGATTTAGACGATTTGTTATAAGAAAGAGGTTAGCGCCTTATGAAGGTATTATTTAGTTTGTCAGTCAAAAAGCTGTATGACCTAGTACGGCGCAAGCAAGTGAACTCTTGGTCACCTGCTGTACATTACCACGTAGATTGCGGGCAATCATTTGCCTGCTTGTGGCCTTCCGTGTCTTCAGGGATGGGTAAAATCGTAGACCCTTATATATCAAATGAGTTCTATTGCCCTCAATGCGGCGAACTCATTCACACAAACGACGATTGTGTTGCTGAAGTTTCGAGTAATGACAATATTCCGCTTGATATTGAACTTTCAATCATTGATAGAGGATCAATATTAGACGTTAAATTTGACTATCACACCGTATACGTTGATAACGATATGCAGTCGATTTACCCTGGATATAAACCGCATCTTGTCGACATATTGCGTTTTGATTTTAAACAAGGAAAAGTATTCCTGGTTCAAAAAAAGCGTACTCGTGCCGATATAGTATCTGAAATCGAACCTAACATATCGTGCTTTTACTCAAAGTCGTTACCTTTACGATGGCTTGTGGCGACTCCAAATTGTCGATTAGCAGAGCATAAAAACGAGCTAAACTTTTGCTAAAGTGCTAAAGGACGCCTACTTTACTAAGTTATCTAAGAAAGTAGGCTACAAGGTTAAGTCTATTAGGCAGGGTGTTTTATTATCGGCCAAATATGGGGCTCTTAATAATTTACTCCATAACCTAATATGGAAAATGCAGGCGCCAGATGCGCCAGCTTTAAACGATACCCTAGTTAAAGACTATGACACCTATTTTAGGCCTTTCGGTTCTGACAAGGTGTGCACTTCAAATATTACCGACTTAACAAGTACCGGCACACCCTTTATTAAAGCTCTAATACAGCTTTACGAATTGCCGGATAAGCGCTGGGTTCGAAGATTACTGTCCATGCGTCCTTTCTTTTATGTGAAAGTCATTAAGACGGCCAGCAAGATATTCAAAAGTATGGATTATCAAAAAGCCTTTACAGACCTCGTAG